AGCCCCAAGAAAATTTGCAATCAATCAAAGAGCATTAGGCGTAGGAGTTCTTGGATGGCACTCGCTACTTCAATCTAAGCTTATTGCTTTTGAATCAATGGATGCAAAAATTCTTAATATCGATATTTGGAAAAAAATTCGCGAAAAGACGGATAAAGCAACAGAAGAATTATCGGAACTCTTTGGCGAACCAGAATTGCTAAAAGGGTACGGTCGTCGAAATTCAACTACTCTTGCGGTAGCTCCAACAACTTCTAGCTCATTTATTTTGGGACAAGTATCACCATCTATTGAACCACTTAACAGCAATTACTTCACAAAAGATTTAGCTAAAGGAAAGTTTACATATAAAAATCCATATCTTTATGCACTGCTTAAAGAAAAAAATATGAATACTCCAGAAATCTGGAGAGACATTCTTTCCCACGGTGGATCTGTACAACATCTTTCTTTCTTTACTCAAGATGAAAAAGACATCTTTAAGAATTTTGGAGAAATCTCTCAAAAGGAAATTGTTATTCAAGCGGCTCAAAGACAAAAGTATATTGATCAAGGACAAAGCCTTAATATCATGGTTCCAGCAAATACCAAACCCAAAGATATCAATGAACTTATGATTTTTGCTTGGGAACAAGGCATTAAAAGTCTTTATTATCAGCGTTCAAGCAACCCATCACAAGAATTAGCTAGATCGATTAATGCATGTTCTACATGCGAATCTTAATAAAAAAGTGTAACAATTTTATAATGGAATACGATTTTTCTGATAAAATAAAAGAGTTTTTTTCTAATTCTTCTTTAGCTGCTCGTTCTGGACCAAAAAGCGACTCTCAGACTCCTGCTAAACCAGAAGAAAGAAAAAAAGGATCATCAAAAAATAAAAAAGATTCAGCTTCTTCTGGAGGCTCATCAATTACTTTTTCAGAACAAGTTACTTCTGCTTTGCGAACCAAAGCAAAAGAACACAATGCAAAATACGAGAAAAAAACAACCGTTGGCCAATTAAAAAAGATTTATCGTCGTGGTGCTGGAGCATTCTCATCTAGTCATAGACCTGGAATGACAAGGGGAGGGTGGGCGATGGCTAGAGTTAATATGTTTCTAAAGATGCTCCGTGGTGGAGCCGTCAAAGACTCTTACAGGAAGGCCGATCAAGATGTAGCGGAAGGACATGATCTTTATTACATCGAAAAAGACGGAGAAGCGTTTTGGGATTTTGAGAATATTGAATTTGACTTAGCTAAATTAGATCTAATCTATGCTGGAATTGAAGTTTGGGATCAAGATCAAGAAGCGGAAGATTTAGAATTTTCTGATGCTGAGAAAAAAACACTTAACAAGCCATTCAGATTACCTTCGGGGTCGAATAAAAAATTTGGTGTTTATGTCAAAAACGACAAAGGCAATACTGTAGTCGTTAAGTTTGGTGATCCTAATATGCAAATCAAGCGTGATGATCCAGCAAGACGCAAAAATTTTAGAGCTAGACATCAGTGTGATACTAATGTCGGACCAAAGTATAAAGCTCGTTATTGGTCGTGCAAATTTTGGAGTTCTAAGCCAGTATCTTCTTTAGCATCTGCTGAAGAATTTTTATTGAGTGACGATGATGGATTAGATTGGGATTGGGACGAATCAACATTCGTTTCTCAAGAAGATCTTTTTGCTGAAAATCCAGAATTACAAGAAGTCAAAATATTTATTGAAGAAGAAGAGTTGTGATTATATAATCATGCATTAGCATGAACATACTTTTCATTTCAGATTTTAATTTGAATCACAATTCTGGTGGGGCGCAAGTTAGTAATGATTTAATTATTAAAAAGGGATTAGAAAAAGGTCATGAAATAACTCTTCATAATTATGATTCATCTCCAGTAAATTTAATATATTCATACGATTTAATTATTAGCTCTAATTTAGAAGTAATAAATCAAACATCTAATTATTTATTAGATCATATCATTAATCATCCAAATCATATTAGACTTGAGCATGATTCTTGTCTTTATTTAGATCAATCAAAAAGAGAATTATTATTTAAGTCATCTAAAATTAATTTTTTCTTATCTAAATTTCATTTAGAATTTTTCAAAAATTTTTACGGAAATATATTTAATAATACTGAAATTGTCTATGATCCAATAGACACTTCTTTATTTTATGAAGATGGCTCTCAAAAAATATATGATATAATTTATTGTGGATTTATTCACCCACTCAAAGGATCAAATAATTTAATTAATTTTTGTAAGAGTAATCCAAATAGAAAAATAGATATATTTGGATGGACTCAAGATCAAAATATACTTAATCAATTATCTTTATTGACAAATGTAAAAATATATGATAAAGTATCTCATTCTGAAATATCTAATATTTTCAGAAAATCAAAATATATTTATCATTCTCCAGAAGTAAATGAGCCATTTTGTAGAATGGTAGCTGAAGCATTATTATGTGGATGTAAATTTATTGGTAATGAATCAAAGATAGGTAGCTTAAAAGAATATATTTTACATGGAAAAGAAAAATTTCGTATAAAATGTGAAAATGCTTCAAATCTTTTTTGGGAAAAAATAGAAAAATCATGAATCAAATTTCAGTAATAACTTCTGTATATAATTCATCAGAATTATTGGATATTTTTTTAGATAATGTGAATAATCAATTAGAAGAATTTTTTGAAATAATTTTTATTGATGCTAATTCTACAGATAAATCTTTATCTAAGATTAAAAACTTTAATTTTAGAGATGGTATTTCTGTAAAAATTATAGAATGTGCCACTAGAATAAGTGTTTATGAAGCTTGGAATATTGGGATTAAAAATTCAAGTAGCGATTATATTGTCAATTGGAATACAGATGATATTTTATATCCATCAGCGTTAAGCATTTATTCAAAATACATTAATAAATTTTCAGAAATAGATTTATTTTATGGATCACATGTTCAAATAAAATCTCAAAATATTTATGATTTAACAGAAATTAGAGTTTGGCCCGAATATTCTCACGAATTATTATTAAAATTTTGTTTTTGTGGGCCATTCCCTCTTGTAAAAAAATCAGCTATTAAACAATATAATTATTTTAATGAAAAATATAAATCATCTAGCGATTACGATATGTGGTTAAAACTATCTAAAAATAATTGCAAGTTTAAAAAAATACCAGAATTTATTGGTGCATATTTTTATAGGCAGGAATCAGTATCTATATTAAATATGGAATTAGCCCAAAAAGAAGATAAAGAAATTCAAAATAATTATAAATGATTACTCAAATAACAATGACTAGAAATGAACTTTTTTTATTAAAAGAAATGCTTCCTGTATGGCAAAAATATGCAGATTCTTTTGTATTTTTTGTAGATCATTCTAATGATGGAACATATGAATTTCTACAAGAAAATAAAGAAAAATATAATATATTAAGTATTTTGTCTTCTCATCGAGAAGATCATGAGTTATTTATAGAAACTGATATTAGACAAGCTCTATATGATGAAGCATTTAAATATTCTAAAAATATTATTTGTTTAGATTCTGATGAGTATTTAGATGGAGATATTGATAAAAAACAATTAGAATATCTTTTAGAAAATAATAGAGACTGTACATTTTACTTAAATTGGATTCAATATACAGATGTAAATACTATAAGAATAGATGGTCCTTGGGAAAACAACCTAAAGGATAGAATTGGTTCTTATGAATATAGGGCATTATTTAATTATGCTCAAATGCATTCAACTCACTTACCAAATACAAATAATAATTTAGTTTTTGATAAAAATTCATTATTTATTGCTCATTTACAGTGGTTAGATAAAAAAACTGTAGCAATAAAACAATATTTTTGGAAAATAACAGACTATGTTAATAATTTAAATCACAATATAAATACTATCCCATGTTCAGCATATGATAGTTCAGTTAATGATTTTAATTGGAAACTGTCTGAATTTTCATATAATCTAAAAATAGATTCAAATATTTATTCTAGATTATTAGATAAAGATAATTATAAATTGCAATTTATTAAAGAGCAAACACAAAAATATAATATTCCAAATTTAGGAGATTGGGGAATGAATTTTTTATGAAAAATAAAATGAATTTCTGCATAGCCAGTGATGATAAACACTTACCTTTATTATTTAATTTAATAGGAAGTATTTTTAAACACAATGAAAATGATATAGGCGAAATAATGGTTTATGATTTGGGTCTTTCGCAAGATAACATTAATAAAATTAATTCAATTAAATATAGCAATGTATATGAAGTAGAAAAAATAAATCCATATATTATTGAAGATTTACAGACAGATACACACAGAAAAGTCAAAGGATTATTTTCTTGGAAACCTGTTATAATTAAACACGCTATAGATATTCATGAAAATGTTTTATATCTTGATTCAGGCACTACTATATTAAAATGCTTAAAAAATCTTTTCGAACATATAGAACAAAATGGATATTTATTTTTTGATTGTGGTCATTCTATAAAATGGATGACAACAGACAATATCATAAAAAAATTTAATTTAGAATCTAATGAAAATTCATGGATTTTAAATGATAATACCTTCGGAATTGATGCTGGATTTCAAGGTATTTCTAGAAAAATTAAAGAATCTTTTATTGATCCAATGTACGAACTGTCCAAAGACATTAATAATTTTATAGATAATGGTAGTTGTCCTAATGGATGGGGAACTGGAAGACATGATCAAACTTTATATAGTATACTTGCACGAAAATTAAATTTCAAAATACAATATCATGATATTGAAGCAGAAAAATGCAATTTATTTATAAATAATGAAAAAATACCATTTAAAATAACTCATTCGTCAATAAATTTAAATTTAGAAACTAATATATACAGATCAAGATGGAATATATCAAATAATGACTACAATCATTATATATCTTTTATAAAACTAAAATAATTATGAACAAAGAAGAGCTAGAAATAGATTTTAAAAATTTTTCCAAAAATTGGGAAAATACAGAAATATTTAATAATCAAATTTATGAATATTTTGAATCAAAAGTAAATGATTATGATATATTAAATAATCATAATGAAACTATAGGAAAATTAAATTATGGATATGGCGAAAAAGCTTTTAGATATTTATGGTTATTATTATTTTCTCAAATGCCTCAAAATGGTAAATTTTTAGAGATAGGCGTATATAAAGGATCTATCTTAGCTCTTTCACAAATATGCTCAAACTCCTTAAATAAAAACATTCAAACATATGGACTAACACCTTTATATAATGTAAGTGATAAATATTCTGAATATCCAGCAGAAAATTATATAAAATGCATAGAATTTTTATTTTCAGAATTTAATCTAGATTCTTCAAAAGTAAATATTATAAAAGGATTATCTACCGACATAAATGCACAAACACAAGCCATTGAACATGGTAAATATGATATTATTTATATTGACGGAGGACATGATTACGAAACAGTAATAAGTGATATAAATTTATGCGACAAATTATTAAAGACTAATGGATTTTTAGTAATGGACGATGCATCATCCTTTTTAAATATGCCACAAAAATCAAATAGATTTAGTGGTCATCATGATGTTGGTCTTGCAATTGAATACTCCATAGGTAAAGATGAAAATTATAAACATTTATTTGCTTGTGGTCATAATAGAGTTTGGCAAAAAATAAAATAATTATGAATTATATAATAATTACTTCCATAAATCCAATTACAGAAGCTGTAAAAAAATTCTCAAAAATAAAAAATTGGCATGTTATAGTAGTTGGAGATATTAAAAGTGATAAATATTATTATGATAATATAACATTTTTAGATATAAATGATCAAAAAAATTTAAACTTATTAAGTTTTGACACAACTCCAATAAATCATTATTCAAGAAAAAATATTGGATATTTATATGCTATTAAAAATAATGCAAATTTAATTTATGATACAGATGATGATACATTTCCTTATGAATTTTGGGAAACAAATGATTTTATTTGCAAAAATAATATCAAAGCATGTGAATTTATTAATCCATTTGAATTTTTTACAGATGAAAAATGTTGGCCAAGAGGAACTCCGTTATCTTTAATTAATAAAAAAAATCAATATACTAAAGAAAATAATATTTCAAAAATTGGTGTATGGCAAGGTATTATAGACGATGATTCAGATTTTGATGCAATTTATAGATTAACAAATAATAAACATATTAAATTTAATGATAATATTAATATATCAATTAATGAATTTTGTTATAGCCCATTTAATTCTCAAAGCACCTTATGGAATAAAGAATTAAATTGTTTGCTTTATATTCCAATTACAGTTGATTTTAGATTTACTGATATTTTAAGATCTTATATAGCCCAAAGAATAATGTGGGAATTTAATTATAAACTTGGCTTTCATTCTCCTAATACTTATCAAATAAGAAATGCTCATGATTATTTTAAAGATTTTATTGGAGAAATTTCAATGTATGAAAATTTACCGATTATCATAAAAGAATTTAATAATATTAATTTAAAAAATAAATCAATTGAAGATTGTTTATTATTCATATACGATACATTGTATAAATTAAAAATTACAAAAATAGAAGAATTAACAAATTTAAAAAATTGGATACATGATAGCAAATCAAATTAAAAATCAAAAAAACGCTCATTACATCGTAACAATTCATAATAAAGAAGATTTAATATCTGATGTATTAATGGGAATACAAAAAGCTACAGAAAATTCTTTATTTAATATCAATATAATTTGTGTATTAGACGGATGCACAGATAATTCTGAAAAAAATATAGACAATTGTTTTTCGTCTTTTTCTGATAAATATAAATTACATAAGATTTATGAAAACGATGTTCATGAACTGTTTTCTTTAAATTCAGCAATAAAATATTTAAAAACAATTGAGACCTCAAAAGAAGATTTAATTTTCTTTCTACAAGATGATGTCGTGCTAGACGATTTAGATCTTAATGAATACATAGATCAATTATATCAAACTAAAGAAAATCTTGGTTATATTTCATTTAGATGTGGATTATCGACTAATTTAGATGGCAATAATATTCTTTTTGAACATTCATTTTTAGAGTCTGAATGTGGTCACTGGAATCAATTAAATTTAAATCATTTTCACGAATTTAAAAATAAAGAATTTTCATTTTGCGAAATTGTAATAAAAAGCCCAACATGTATTAAAAAATTAATTTTAGATGAAATTGGATTATTTGATGAAAATCTTGCTCCATTTGGACATGATGATTTAGATCTATCAATTAGATTAAATAAAAAAGGTTATAAAAATGCTATTTTTGGAGTTAAATTCAAAAGTCTACTAGATTGGGGTGGTACAAGAACTCCTAAAGATCCAAATAAAGATTATTGCGTGAATTACAATAATATTGTATATAGAAATAAAGTATATCTTACAGAAAAACATGCAGATTATTATCAATCAAAAAAATAGTTGACATTTGAGTTTATTTATATTATATTATAATTTATATGGATTCTGAGTTAAATGATATTTTAGATAAAATTTCTATTTATATACAAAAAAAACATAATAATAAAAAATGGGAAGCTGGGAAAGATTGGGTTCAATATGCTGGTCCATATTTTGACGAGTCAGAATATATATCTTCTGTTGAATCTTTATTAAATGGATGGCTTGTATTAGGGTCTAAAGGTTTAAGTTTTGAAAATAAATTTTCGAAACTATTCGATAAACAATTTGGAATACTGACTAATAGCGGTAGTAGTTCTAATTTAATTATGATGTCAGCTTTAACATCAAAAAGACTTTATAACCTACCTAAAGGAACAAAAGTAATTACTCCAATTGCTGGATTTCCAACTACTATTAATGCTATTTTTCAAGTTGGATTTGAACCTCTTTTTGTTGATATTGATTTAGATACTTTAAATTTAAATTTAGCTCAAGTTGAAGAAAAGGCTAAGGAGGGAGCTAAAGTTATTACATTTGCTCATGTATTAGGTAACCCACCTAATATGGATGAATTGATGCGTATTGTTGAACAATATAATTTAATACTTTTGGAAGATTGCTGTGATGCACTAGGATCTACTTACGATGATAAGTCTTTAGGTTCATTTGGCGAATTCTCTAGTTGTTCATTTTATCCAGCGCATCATATAACGATGGGAGAGGGGGGCTTTGTCGCTTGCAATACTCATTCTCAAGAAACAGTCATTAGAAGCTTTAGAGAGTGGGGCAGAGGTTGTTATTGTGTCGGCATGAAAGCGGGACTGCACAAAAACGGATCTTGTGGTAATCGTTTTTCTAATTGGTTACCATCTCTTCCAGATGAAATTTTTGATCATAAATATGTATATGATGAAATTGGTTATAATATGAAACCAATTGAATTGCAAGCAGCGATGGGTCTTGAACAGCTCAAAAAACTTCCAGAAATTACAGAAAAAAGAAAATCTAATCATAAAAGATTATGTGAAATTTTTTCTAAATATGAAGAATATTTTATCATTCCAAAAGCTACAGAAAAAAGTGACCCTAATTGGTTTGCATTTGCTATTACAATTAAAGATAATGCGCCATTCAAAAGAATGGATATAGTTGATTTTTTTGAAAATAATAAAATTCAAACAAGACCTTATTTTGCTGGTAATATTATGCTTCAACCAGCATATGAAGGCTTAATGAATTCAAATGAAATTATTAATAATTTTCCAAATGCAAGAAAAGTTACGACAGATACATTTTTTCTTGGAACAAGCCCGATTATCACTTCTGAACAATTAGATTATATTGAAAAAACTTTAATTAATTTTATAAACCTATAGTGAAAAAAGTAGTATATATAACTGGATGTCTTGGATTTATTGGTTCATACATAACAAGATCTTGCTTAAATAAAGGTTGGTATGTTAAGGGTGTTGATAAAATGACTTACGCAGCAAATAAAACTCTTTTAAAAGAATTTCAACAATATAATAATTTCTCATTTGTACATTGTGATATTAATGATTTAAAATTTCTTTATGAGTGTGATTATATAATTAATACGGCGGCTGAAACACATGTTGGTAATTCAATAGCTAATAGTGATGAGTTTGTAAAATCTAATATCGCTGGAGTTCATAATATTTTAGAACTTATTAAAAATTATAGACAAGAGACAAACAAAAAACCAATTTTACTTCATTTTAGTACTGATGAAGTATATGGTGATATTGAAAATGGAGAACATATTGAAATTGATCTATTAAAACCAAGTAATCCATATTCAGCAACAAAAGCTGCTGCTGATATGTTAATATTAGCTTGGAATAGAACGTATAATATTCCTTATGTAATAGTAAGACCTACAAATAACTATGGAATTGGTCAATATGTTGAAAAATTAATACCTAAAGCTTGTAAATATATTATGCTTGGTAAAAAATTACCATTACATAATAATGGAACTCCAATTAGAAATTGGTTACACGCTCAAGATACAGCTCAGGCTATTATTACTATAATTGAAAGTAATTGCAAAAATGAAATTTATAATATATGCGGAAATTATGAACAGAGTAATTATCAAACATTTAAAAAAATAATTGAATTATATCCTGATAAATTATTTGATAATTATATTGATTTATCATACAATAGAGATGGTCAAGATTTAAGATATGCTTTAAATGATCAAAAATTAAGAAATCTTGGATGGCAACCAAAGATTAATTTTGATGAAGAGCTTTCTAAAATTGTAAATTATTATAAAAATAAATATATATGGTAACTTCTAAAGAATTAATTGAATTTGAAAGAGATATTGGAGATACCTTTGATAAAGGGCTTATTAAAGCTCCTATTCATTTATATTCAGGTAACGAAGATATAATGATTGATATTTTTAAAGATATTGATATCAATAATGATTGGATTTGTTGTACATGGAGAAATCATTATCAGGCTTTGCTAAAAGGTATACCTAAAGAAATTTTAAAAGAAAATATAATAAAAGGTAAATCAATGGTAATGACATTGCCTGAATATAAATTTATATGTAGTTCTATTGTTGGAGGCATTCCATCTATTGCAGCGGGTATCGCATTATCTATAAAATTAAAAAATAAATCTAATAGAGTATGGTGTTGGGTTGGAGATATGAGTGCTGAAACAGGAGCTTTTCATGAAGCTTATAAATATAGTTTAAATCATGACCTTCCTATTACATTTATTGTTGAAGATAATAAAAAATCTGTATGCACACCAACTAGTCCTGTATGGGGGAGAGATGATCCCTATTTTCTTAACGAAAAATATAAAACAGGTATAGTAAGGCAAAAAAATTTAATATATTATCAATATGCTAATATTGCATATCCACATGCTGGAGCAGGTAAACGTGTTCAATTTTAATTATTATGAAATATTTTAATGAGTTACAAAAAGCAATGTCACTACTTTCAGAACATCCTGATACAATTTTTATAGGTCAAGCTGTAGAGTATGAAGGCACTGGATTATATGAATCTTTGAGTCATTTACCATCTCATAAAAAAATGGAATTTCCTGTGGCAGAATATTTACAATCAGGCATTGTTAATGGTATGGCTATTGAGGGAATGATTCCTATATCTATTTTTCCTAGATGGAACTTTTTATTAATGGGAACAGATCAAATTGTAAATCATCTTGACAAATTTTCTTTAATGTCATTTGGCAAATGTTGTCCAAAAGTTATTATTCGTGTAGCTGTAGGCAGTGAAAAACCTGTTGATCCACAAGATCAACATAAAGGTAATTTTGCAAATGCATTTAGATTAATGTGCAAAACATTAGATATAATAGAACTAAATGAGCCTGAAGATATTATACCAGCTTATGAAAAAGCATTAAATAGAACAGATGGCAAAAGTACAATGCTTATTGAATTTAGTGATTTTAGTAAAGAAAAATGAATTTACTTATTACTGGCAAAACTGGTTATCTTTCCAAATCACTTGTAAAAGTTTTTTCTAATGATTATAATATTACATGTATAGGTAGAAAAGATTTAAAATTAATAGATAAAAAAGCTGTTAATGAATGGTTCGAAGATAAATATTTTGATATTGTAATTCATACAGCAATCTCAGGTGGCAATAGATTAGTAAAAGAATCAGAAAATACACTGTCTGATAATTTAAAAATGTTTTTTAATTTATTAAATCAAAAAGATAAATATAGTAAATTTATAAATTTTGGATCAATAGCAGAACATAATTTACATGAAAGTTATTATGGACTAAGTAAAAATATCATAGCTAAATATATAGAAAATGAACCTAATTTTTATAATTTAAGAATATGTGGGTTATTCGATAAAAATGATTTAGATACAAGATTTATAAAAAATAATATTAAAAACTATATACAAAAAAAAGATATTATTATTCACAATAATAAATATATGGATTTTATTTATATGAAAGATTTAATAAAAATTATTAAATTTTATATAGACAAAAATACTTTACCTAAAACTATTGATTGTGTTTATGATAAGAAATATTCTTTAATTAAAATAGCAAATCTAATAAATAATTTAAATAATTATAAATGTAAAATTATTATTGAAAATGATAACAATACAAAAGATTATATTGGAGAAAATAAAATCCTTAGTGAATTAAAAATTAAATTGATTGGTTTAGAACAAGGGATAAAAGAAACTTATAATTTATTATTAAATGAATAATCTTAAAGAAAAATACTTAGGTAAAAAAATAGACCATATGGACATTTTAAATATTGAGGATGCAACTAAAATTTCTATTGGCAAAAAATCAATTATTATTACTGGAGTAACTGGTCAAGATGGTAGCCATATGGTTGATTATCTTTTAGCTAATACGGATTATGAAATCTTTGGATGCGTTCGTAGGCTGAGTGTTTATAATCATAAAAATATTTCTCATATTAATAATGAGCGTTTTCACTTGATTAATTTTGATCTTACTGACAGCCACTCTATCGCTAGAATTATTGAAAAGATCAAACCAGATTATTTTATTAATTTAGCTGCACAAAGTTTCGTTGGAAGCAGTTGGGATTTTGGTCATCAGACTTGGGAAACAAATGCAACTTCTGCGCTTCATATTCTTGAAGCAATAAGACTCTATCATCCAACTTGTAGATTCTATCAAGCGGGTTCCTCTGAAGAGTTTGGTGATGTATCATATGTGCCACAAGACGAGCTTCATCCTCTTCGACCAAGAAGTCCATATGGAGCATCTAAAGCCGCTTCTAGGCAACTTGTAAAAGTCTGGAGAGAATCTTATAATCTTTATGCAGTTCAGGGGTGGCTTTTTAATCATGAAGGAACTCGTCGTGGTGAAGAATTTGTTACTCGAAAAATTACTAAAGCAGTTGCTAGAATTAAAAATGCAATTCAAAATGAACAACCATTTCAAGAACTAGAATTGGGGAATATTGATGCCAAAAGAGATTGGAGTGATGCCGAAGATTTTGTCGAAGGTATTTGGCTAATGCTAAATCAAGACTCGCCAAAAGAATATGTTCTCTCATCGAATGAGACTCACACTATCAGAGAGTTTGTAGAATTAGCTTTTAAACATGCAGGATTTATTGGTGAATGGTGTGGAGAAGGATTAAATGAAACATTCAATGATCTTTATACTGGAGATATTTTAATGAGTATTAATCCTAAATTTTATCGTCCAGCAGAAGTGGAATTGCTTTGGGGCGATTCGACAAAAGCTCGTCAAGAATTAAATTGGAGTCCCAAAACAGATTTTAAGGGCTTAGTTCGGAAAATGCTTGACAACGACTTAAAGGAACTTAAAATGGAGTGTGGCTAAAAAGAAAGCAAAGAAAGCAAAGAAAAAAATCAACAAGAAAAATATTCTTGCTAGACTGACGCTTGTCCCCACAAAAGACAAGCGTCTTTTTTATATGCGAGAAATGAAGATCCTCAACGATCTTTGCGAAAGATATTCTGAAGAGTTCATGAATATTGTTTCTTTCGATAAAAAATTTGACTCACTGTCATACATTGTATGCGACAAATTAAAAATGAAGATGGATCTAAAATTTGCCGCATTCAATTTTAAGATTGACTTTAGTAAGTATGAGAGTTATACTATAGGAGATAAGGTCGGTGTAGACACAGAGGTAAATAAAGAGAAGAAAACAACAAAACAATTTTTAAATGATTAAGTCTAAAGAAGAAAAACCACTAAAAGAAACAGTTACATCCCAAGGAGTACTTGGATCTTTTCTAAAAGCAAACAAATCAGATCACTACAATTTTGAAGAAGAGGTGACTTATAAAGTTTCCAGCGGTTCATTACAATTTGACCTCCAATTGAATGGAGGTTTTGGGCCAGGTCTTCATAGATTCGTAGGTATGAACGAAGGTGGAAAAACTTCAGAATCACTGGAGGTAATGAAAAACTTTTTGCTCACTTTGGACAACGCTAAAGGCTTTTATATTAAAGCGGAAGGTAGGCTCTCGCCAGAAATGAGAGAGAGGTCTGGCGTTAAATTTGTCTTCAACGCTGAAGAATGGGTAGTCGGAACATGTTTTGTCTTTGAGAGTAATATCTATGAAACTGTTGTTGACATTATGAGAGAACTGGTGGCGAAAAATGAAGATAAAACAAAATATTGTTTCCTTCTTGATTCTGTTGACGGGTTAATAACCAAGGGCGACTTGGGTAAATCTTTTGAAGACAGTAATAAAGTTGCTGGCGGAGCGGTCATTGCAGCAAATTTTATGAAGAGGCTTTCGATAGCTTTAGCCAAAAGAGGCCACATGGCTATTTTCATTAGTCAAGTTCGCGCAGACATTAAGCTTGACCCATACTCAAAAGCCCCAATAAGACAAACGACAGCAACTGGGGGAAATGCTCTCTTGCATTTTGCGAATTATATTATTGAGTTTGAACCAAGATACAAGGGCGATTTGATTCTTCAAGATTCGGCAATCAAAACAATCAATTTAAAAAATCCAGTAATTGGTCATTTCGCCAAAGCGACAATCAAAAAGTCGCCTAATGAAAAAACAAATATGACCATCAATTATCCAATTAGGTATGGCAGAACAAACGGTACATCTATTTGGATTCAGAAAGAGATTGTGGATCTTCTTTACGCTTGGGAATTTGTTGAGAAACATGCGGCTTGGATTAAGCCTGTAGATGAATTTAGAGAAATGCTTTTAGAAAACGGTTATACTTTGCCAGATAAAATTCATGGAGAGAATAATTTATTTAAGATAATTGAAGAAGACAATAATTTGTGCGAGTTTTTAACTAACTACTTTAAATCTGCTATATGTAAGAAAACAATATGAAATTTATAGGCTTGAATGATCGTCAGCTTAATTTAAAAAACCCTAAAAAATATTTAATAAACTGGGAAAAGCCTAGCAGAAGTATTTTTCAATCTAGAGTTAAAAAATACTTGCATACTTTTTGGAAGAGTGATATTGTATTTGAAGAGTTTAGATTGGTGGGTACTAGATTAAGTTTTGACTTTTACAACGCCAATAAAAAAATAATAATTGAAGCTCAGGGAGCGCAACATGTAAAATTCGTAAAGTTTTTTCATGGTAATAGGTTAAAGTTTTTAGAGCAATTAAAGAGGGACCAAAAGAAGTTTGATTTCTGTCAAAAGAATTCTTTAACGCTTCTGGAGATTTACCCCGAAGATGTTTTATGTTTAGAGTTTTTTGAAGAAAAAGGAATATATTTATAATATGGAAGAATTTGAAATGGATGAACAACCTGAGTTTAACATACCAGAAAGTCTGGTTAATAAACTTTATGAGTTGAGTGGTGATTCTGATAAATACAAAGCTCTCATTATTGCTTGCATAAGCGAGAAGGGTTGTCCTATTATTTATTCTAGATTTGATTCAGTCATAACTGAACTGGGCTTGAAAAAAGCCGTCAGCGATTTCTTAATCAAGGGAGAAAATACAACTGAAATAATAAATGAATAATCCACATCATTTTATTATCGTCAGGCTTGCTCAGAATAGCGGACTTTCTCATAATATTAAAAAAATTGGATTTGACTCCAATCAATCTTTCTTTAAAAAAAGAATTGATATTTATGATAATATAACAAGAGCTTCGCTTGTTAATCAAACAAATCAAAATTTCACTTTAATCAGCCTTGTTCAGGAAAGCGCTAGCTTAAACAGTCAAGACCTTGGCTCAAAATTACCCAACGAACATATATTATATAATAATGGGAACAAAAATTTATCGATTAATTTGTTCTTAAAAGAAAAATATAAAGATATTGAGTATGCGATTTTCACCAGACTAGATAGTGATGACGCATTACCGATTAATTTTGTTGAAGAAGTGCAAAATCACTATAAAAAGGATATCGAGGGATACTTGGATACATATGTCGATGTTGACGACATGTTTGTTTATAGTAATATTGATAAAAAAATAAAAAAAATTAATCTTTGTTACTGTAGTCAATTCATTTCAATTCTTGAAAAAACAAAAAATACTGGATTTTTTGATATTTCTGTTTATGCTCATAGTCATGCTAAAATTGGCTATATAAAAAAAGGAGAACGCATTAAATACTTAAGTGCATTCAGATTTGTTGGCGACCACAATGTGACAAGCGATTCTCAATTTAAATTAGAATCAAGATTTAATGCGATTAAAAGATCCAAACCTTTTAGTATTTTTACTTTTTTTAATTTAGGTTTAGGCGAGACGTTTGGTATTAAAAAAGATTTCTTAGAAGGGTATTTAAAAAATGATTTATAATTTCGAAATAGAAAAACAATTTTTAGCTGGGCTAATTAAGCAGTCGCAAGATTTTTCTCAGATATCAAATTTTATTGATGCTTCTGATTTTTATTCAGATCAGAGTAATCTTCATAGTGCTATCTTTACTATCGTAAAACAAGCTGTAGTCGCTGGAGATGAAGTAGATGAGATTATTATAGCTCAAAGGATTAACTCCATAGGTCTTTCATTTGAAGATAATGTTAATCCTTCTGACTATATCAAATCTCTAGCCATGCGAAAAGTGCCTTCTGGCAACTTATTAAAAACAGCAAAGGAATTAAAGAAATTTTCTATCAGAAGAGGAATATTTAATTCTTCTCAAGAGATGGCTAAAGCGATGAAGTCTATTTCTCCAGAGTCTTCGTATCAACAAATTATTGAATGCGCTGATGGTATCTACAATTCAAAAATAAATCTATACGAAATGGGGAAAGATATTCCAGAAAATATCTACTCTGATATGGAAGATATCATTGAGCATCGAGGTAATAACCCAATTACTGAGTTTGGAATGATGGGTCCACATGAAAAGCTAAATGATATATATGGATCTCTACTTAGGCCAGGAAATATTACAGTTGTTGTTGCTCGTTCTGGTGTTGGGAAGACCCAATTTTGTATGCACTACGCTACCAAGGTTAGCGCCAAATACAATGTTCCAGTACTACACTTTGATAATGGAGAAATGAGCAAGGAAGAGCTAGTAATGAGGCAGTGCGCTTCCTTGTCTGGAGTTCCAATGCATCTTATTGAGAGCGGGAATTGGAGAAAGGCTGGTCAAGATATTGTAGATAGAGTTAGATCGGTCTGGGATAAGATTAAGAACCTTCAATTTTACTATTATAATGTTGGCGGTATGGACGTTGATTCGATGGTTGATACACTAAAGCGTTTTTATTATTCTAAAGTCGGAAGAGGCAACCAGATGATTTTTTCTTTTGATTACATTAAAACAACATCTGAATCTTCTGCTGGCAAAAGCGAATGGCAGACAGTTGGGGAAATGGTTGATAAATTTAAAAAGTGTATTCAAAAAGAAATCCTTGAAGACGGCAATCCTGTGATACCGATGATAACTTCCGTTCAATCAAATAGAAGCGGCATCACAAACAATAGATTATCAGCGAATGTTATAGATGACGAAAGTGTCGTTTCTTTATCCGATAGAATTATTCATTTTTGTTCTCACATGTTTATTCTAAGAAAGAAAACTGCGGACGAAATACAAACAGAAGGAGAAAGATTTGGAACTCATAAATTCATCAATGTCAAAGCAAGGCACTTGGGCAAAGATATAGTCGGAGCTATCGAACCAGTACTAATTGGTGATTCATTAAGAAACAACTTTATAAATTTTGAATTTGCTAATTTTAATATTAAAGAATGTGGAGATTTGAGAGACATAGCCAGAGGCTTTGACGCTCATGAGGATTTAGACTCTTTTGATAATCACGAAGATACACCTAATTTTGCAGGACTCTAATCAAATAAAAGACGTTTTAGAATCGATAGGCTATAAGCTTGTTGACTGCGGCAATCATTGGAGAACTAGCGCATTATATAGAAATGGAGATAATAGGACTGCGGTTCAAATATATAAAGATACGGGAGTATGGAACGACTATATAGAAAACAAAGGATCAAAACCTCTTGAGGCTTTAATCAAACTCACGTTAAAGAATGATGGCTCATTATTAAATCAGACTCTTGAAAAATTAAAAAATAAAACTTTTCAGGTCTACGAAAAAAAAGAATTAATTGAAATGGAAAAAATATACCCAAGCTCGTCTTTGGAGAGACTCTTCCCGAATTACAATTTCTACAAAGACAAGGGTATCTCAGAAGATACTCAAAAGTTTTTTAAAGTTGGTCTTGCTGGTGTTGGTCAGATGTATAGGAGAATGGTGTTTCCTATTTATGACGAAAACGCTCAGATTGTTGGATTTTCTGGTAGAAAAGTTGACGATGAAAATGATTTCCCAAAATGGAAACATATTGGTAAAAAGAAAAGCTGGATATACCCATCTTATGTACCATCACACGAAAACGTTGATTCTATTATAACCAAATCTAAAGAGGTTTTTCTCTTGGAGAGTATTGGAGATTGCATGGCTTTATTCGACGCTGGCATCAAGAACTCAATCGTTACTTTTGGATTGGGGTTAAGCCCAAGTATAATTTCTTATTTGAGCGGCAAAGAGATTGATAATATTATCATTTCAAACAATAATGATTTTAACTTGGAAAACAATAGGGGTTTGATATCATCAATTAAAATATTCATAAGCCTAAGTAAATTTTTTGATCTAGATAAAATATCTATCAAACTCCCCCCAAAGCCTTATAATGATTTTAGCGATGCTCACAAAGCTCATTACGATTTAAAATCTTGGCATTGTAAAGTTATCAATAAAGAAAAGCAGATTGATGCCATAGTAAAATTCACAAAGGACAATTCAACTTTCTTTGATGCAAAAGATCTAGCAAAGTTTTATAAAATATGCAAGAAGTAATAAAAAAAGACAAGCAGGAAAATGTTCCTTTGTCAGCGTCAAGAATTAAAACCCTGCAAACTTGCAGTTGGCTGTATTATGCAAAATACAAATTAAAATTGCCCGATAAATCCAACGAGGGTAGCCTCAGAGGTTCTATTTGTCATGCTATATTTGAAAATCTTGGCAACCCAAGGCATCGCCATCACTATGATAGCATTATAAAAGCTCAGGATATAAACGTAAGCAAGACCATTAAAAGAATTGTTTTATCTTATGCCAAAAAGAATAAAATAGACGATCAGGTAAATCTCGATTTAATCAACTCAATGACTATCGAAGGTTTAAATTATGATTTTTTTGGAGATGAAAAAGTAAAACCTACTGAATGCATAAGTGAAAAAAACTTTGATTTGAATGTGGATGAAGGCGGAATTAATTATAGAATACTTGGTTTTATAGATAAACTTTTTTTGTTTAAAAAAGAAAATCGAGCTTTGATTAGAGACTTCAAAACTTCCAAACAAATATTTCAAGGTAAGGAGGCCGAAGATAATATGCAGGATTTAATGTATTCATTGGCGGTAAAGCATCTTTACCCAGAGTACTTGAAAAGAAATTCAGAATTTTTATTTTTAAAATTCGATTGTAGAAACAAAGGTCTTTTATCTTTGGGGCAAGTTGAAGATGAAGAGTTAAAGGGATTTGAATATTTTTTGACTGAGATACAAAAAATAATTAATAATTTCACAGAAGACAAAGCAAAAAGTGATTTTGCATTTGATAAAGGTTATCCATCGAAAGAAGATGGGTTTTCAGGTAAGCTTGTTTGTGGCAGGGCAGATCACGAAGGTCATCTCAAAAAAGATGGAACTTTAATGTGGCATTGTGCATTTAAATTTTCTTTTTATTATTATCACATTTTCGACAAGGATAAAAATATTATTTTCTCTTTAAGAGAAAACGATTTTAATGAAAAATTAATTCCAGATGACGGATCATATGAAATGAAATTTTATGAAGGTTGCCCAAGGTTTATTAAATCTTGACAAATATTTATTCCCAAGGTACACTGTATTAGTGATACCAATATTCAAATCATCATTTAGTATCGGAAAATCTATACTTACCCTTGATGGGGCAGTATCTAAAGATGGACCCGATAGCATTATTTCCATGTGTTTAGATAATGCCATTGATACATTGGTATTAGTTGAAGATACCATGACTGGATTTATCAAAGCCCATAAAGCTTGCGAAGAAAACGATATCAAATTGATTTTCGGTCTTAGAATTTCCTGTTGCAATACTCACTTGGATGAGTCAACGACATCAAATCATAAGATCATAATCTTTTCAAAAAACGATGAAGGATGTCGGCTTCTAAATAAAATATCTTCTCATGCCTCCATAAACTGCAATGGCAGGGTTGATTTTGATTACTTAAATTCAATCTGGACAGAAGACTTAGAATTGGTTATACCTTTTTATGATTCTTTTATATTTAATAATAATATAACTCTATCTAATTGCGTACCAGATTTTTCTAAAATAACCCCGTCATTCTTGATAGAAGAAAATGGATTGCCATTCGATCATATCGTCAAGGATTGCGTAACTAAATTAACAAGCGGCAACAAAAATTATAAAAGTTTCTTAGGCAAGTCCATCTTTTACAAAAACAAAAAAGATTACGAGAGTTTGCAAACTTATAAGATATTGTGCAATCGCACCTTTGGAAAAACATCATCACTTTCCAGCCCTAATTTAAATCATTTTGGCAGCAATGAGTTTTGTTTTGAGAGCTTTCTAGAAAAAAATAAATGAAAAACGATCTACTCAGGTTTAACAAAACGCAAAAATATATAGTTTTTGATTGCGAGACAGAAGGTCTTAATCTTGTTTCTTCCAAGCCTTGGCAGATGGCTTGGATAGTTACACAAGGAGGATCTACGCTTGAAAAGTTTGACATTTATATTAAATGGGATGATCTCAAGGTTTCGGATGGTGCGGCAAAAATCACTGGATTTTCAAGACAGGTGTATGACAGGAAGGCTATAGACCCAAAAGATGCTTTTGATAAGTTTGCAAAATATCTTTACGACCCTCAGTATAAACTCATTGGCCAGAACGTCCTTGGTTTTGATGTTTATATCATAAACATATGGAGAAGGCTTCTTGGTTTAAGTCCTGATTATTCTTTTGTTGATAGGATTATTGATACTAGATGTTTAGCAATGGCTATAGAAAAGCAAATGCCGCCAAGAGAAGAGTGTCTTATAAATTGGCAATATAGGCTTTTAAGTATTAGAGACAAAAAAGTAAAAGCTTCTCAATCTGCACTGCTTAAGAAATACGGTATTGCTTTTGATGAAAGAAGGTTGCATGATGGAGCATACGATGTAGAAATGACCTATGAGATTTTCAAAAAACAACTATTTGATATTGAGATATGAATTTTGAGCAATACAAAAAATATGTAGCGCCATTTCCAGTTGGTGTTATGCTTCCAAAGATTAAAATTGAAAAAAGACACTACAACTACGTTGGATGCTCTGAAGATCAATCCAATTTTAATTTCCTAAGAAGATTATGCTATAAGGGTGTTATTCAAAGGGGAATTGATAAAAAAGAAAATGTCTCATCTTATTATGAAAGATTAAAAGAAGAACTTTCCGTTTTAGATGAACTTGGTTTCATAGATTATATTTTATTAAATTGGGACATTCTTAATTATTGCAAAGAAAATCTTATACCAACTGGAGCTGGCAGAGGTTCCGCCGCTGGATCATTAGTTCTATATGTGATAGGCGTTACAAACATTGACCCCATTAAATACGAATTATTCTTCGAAAGATTTGTTTCTAAAAGCAGGGCTAAAAAAATTGAATACAATGGTCAAACCTTTTTAGATGGCGGCTTGCTTGCTGATGTTGATAATGATATATCTTACGACAGGAGAGCCGAAGTCATTGATTATATTAATAAAAAGTACGAAGGCAAGACTTGTAAAATACTAACATTAAATACACTAAGCGGAAAGCTTTGCATTAAGGAGTGTGGAAAGATCGTGGAAGAGTTGTCTGAAGTTCGCGTTAATGAGATTAGCGATTCTATCCCCAAGAAGTTTGGCAAGGTCGCTGGCTTGTCAGTTGCCTACGAAGAGAGCGAGGTCTTTAAAAAATATGCTGATGAATACCCAAAAGCTTTTTCTATAGCTAAAAAATTAGAAGGTTTAAACAAGAATACAGGAGTTCATCCATCAGGCATATGCATCAGTTATTACAATGTTGATGAAATAATGCCTTTGCAAAAAACAAATGATGGGTCTTTGATTTCTGGATATGAAATGAATGACGTTTCCTCTCTGAGTGTTAAGTTTGATATTTTGGGACTGCGTACATTATCTGTTGTTCATTCGGTATGTAAGAGCGTTGGCATAGAAGTTGATGATATCGATATTCAGCACCCATCCATATACGCCGCATTAGCGTGTTTG